TGCTCTCTTCCACTTACTCAGTTTAAAAAATGTAGGGTACGCAGCGCGTACCTTCTACGGGTTTAAAAGGTACGCAATGCGTACCCTACGCCTATGGCTTTTCAGCCAAAAAACTTCATCACCGTTTCAACGAAGCCGATTTTGTCCAGCAGATAAAAACCAAAACCGCCGATCAGGATGTATTTAATATCCCTGATGTCGCGCAACGCTTTATCGGTATCGGCCTGTTTCTTGAACAGATAGCCGATTTTTTTGGCATGTTGTTCCTGTTCAAGCTCTATCCGTTGCATCTTTAAAGTGCATTCCAGCATCGGCATAAATCCTCCCTATTTGCCATTAAAAAACGCCTCGTCGCCCAACAGCTGCACGGCTTCGTAATACTTCATCGCCCGCCACTGGCGTGGCAGCATCAGCAATCCGCCTTTATGGTTGATCAGCGTCAGCAGGTTGTTGAGCAGGTTGCGGTCGGCGCGGTCTTTGTCCGCCCGGCTCACGCCCACGTCATAATCATAATCATGGATGTTGAAGGCTTCGGTGCAGTCCAGCCCGTACATCGTGTTGGGGATGATGGAGCTGATCCATTGCCCGGCAGCGCCTGCGCCGTTGCAGATCAGCGCCTTTTCCGCCGGCGTTATGTTTTTATAACCCCAGCTGCTGATTAAGCTTGGGCCGCTTTTTCTTTGGTCACTGGCCATAAATCCGCCTCATCCAGCAGCGTGTAGCTAAAACTATTGCCGTATTTCGCCGCCGACTGCTGAGCCAGTCTCATCACAGCATCAAAGTCGTCGCTATTGGCGAACACCTGGCAACCGGCAGACACTTTGTCGGTTTTTAAGGTGAGCGCGATTTTACCTGCGCGGTGCAGATTAATGCCGAAATAGCCGGTTTGATCATGGTTTAGGTCCAGCTTTTTGTCCTTGTTGCGGTCACGGTAGACGGTCATTTTGCCGCGCTGCACCAAGGCGATGTATTTGCCCTGGTGCGCTCCGATCTGCCAGCATTTTGGATAATGTCCGGGCTTTAAAATGGCGGTTCCGTCCACGTTGATCGGATGCTCACGGTAATAAACGCCGGGATCGGTAGTGATCGGGTACTGCTCCAGCACCGGTTTGCCGTCTGCCTCGTACAGCACGCACAACAGGTCGTTGAAGGTATTGGCGGTAGTATCTTTCGCGCGGATGCCCACCAGCGTCAGATTCAACTCGCCCTTGAATAGGGGCGCATCCTTGCGCGAGAGAGATTCCTTTAACCTTGCGATCGTGACTTTTTCCATTACAGATCCCGTGTGTTGTTAGCCGACAGATAAGGAACGCCATCAATGCGCACGAAGTCCGGGCTGGTCACTTCAAACTGTAATTTGTGCTTGTTCTTTTCGCCGCCTTTGCCGTCAATGTTGAACAAGTCCGAGATTTTGAACAGGCAGCCGAACAGCTCGATCTTTTGCTGATGATCGACATTCTTGCCGACGCAGACGATGTCGAACGGCGGCAGGTCTCTAAAACTGCCGGCAGACCTGGCGACTTCGTTCAGCAGCGCCATGTTGATGCTGTCGATTTCAAGATCGCCGGAACAAGCCACATCGCCGTTGACGCAGCCATCGGGAATGCCGCGCGTTTGCACGGCTTTGCGGTTGTCGGTAATGCTCGCTGACAGGTTTTCGACATGCACCAGCACGTCGCCGAGCATCACGTCGAAGTCCTGTCCGGATAAATGGTTTTTGTGACTCATGGCGGCTTGTCCTTAAACGGGTGCGGTTAAATCAAGAATGATGTTGGCGGTCAGGTCTTTTGGAATTTCAAAAGGCCGGGCCTTGATAAAAATTTGCACCTGGGTGCGCGTGATCCAGGTGATGGCGATATCGCCGTCGACCGGAGACTTCAGTTCAGCCGGAAACGGGATGCCTTGAAATACCGTTGACCGGCTCATTTCGCGCAGAGGTCGCATCAGCCTGCTGATAGCCCAAGCCGTTCCGGCAGGGGTGGAGTTAAAGCGACGGTCGCCGACCAGACTGATCAGCACCAGGCGCACCGCCCGCGCAGCCTTATCGACCACGCGCAGGTTTTCAATCACCGTATAGTCGCCGATAGCGGCATCCAGTGTCTGTCCGTCCGACCAGTACAGGCCTTCGTAATCCGGATAGAACTGCGGCACGCTGAAGCGTTGATCGTTCAAGGCTTTGGCATGGGCGTTGTTGTAAATAATGCCGTCCTTGTCTTCAGGCAGCATGGATTGGTCACGCCCGACCAGTGCGCCGGTATTGACGCGCATCGGGGTGTCCGCCACGCTGGTTTGATCGTTGCACAAGCGGCCTGCGTAGATGCCGACCGCATCATTGAAGATATACGGCACAACCGTCACGCGCATCGCGGCCAGTCCGGTGGTCAGCGCGGTCATGGCGGTTACATAGGCCGCCCAGGTATCGCCAGTGGTCGGAGTTGGATCAATTGCGTCGGCGGCGGCGATAAAGAACAAGCGACGGCCATACGAGGTGTTAGTGTCTACGGCTTTGGTATGCATGGCGGTTAGATCGGCCGCTGCGACCACTGGCGTGCAGATCACGCAGGCTTCCACCTTGACGTTGTTATTCATCGCCATATCAAAAGCAGCCGCCCATAGCGCACCGTCGGCGACCGGAATCGCACAACAGGCCCAGTTTTGCCCGGCGTTGGCTTTGGCGGCCTTGATCTGGCGTTTTATTTCCGAATCCGCTGCGCCCAGTTCTGTGTCCAGATCGCTGTCTCCGTTTAGAAACAGCAGCGTGCCCACGTTGGTTGCGCCGACGCCGATAAATAAGAAATATTTCTCGACGGTCGGAAACGGCCCCTGGTTTAAATTAAGGGCGTTGACTGTGATTTTACCTAGTGCCATGTCGTGTTAGCTCCTGTTCCATGTCGTCATAAATTTGTTCAATGTATTGCCGCACTTCGGCAGCGGTAGCGCCTAAAAAGCTTCGCGCCGTAAGGTTAGTAATCCATGATATATTTCTGCTAATGCCTTGTTTTTCACGCATTGAACGGATAATCGCCCCAGCTTTGGCGACTGTCATGTTCGCCTTAATCCAGTTCAATCCAACCGTTTTCGTCCGCCCATTGACCTTGGCTTTAAATCCCAGTGTCCTTAGCTCTACAGCCTGCCTGTTTGTGGCTTTGGTGAATGCCGCAGCTGCAAACGCAGCCGAATTTGTAGAGCTAATTCTGCTGCCATTAAGGGTCCGGCGAGCTCTGCTACGCATGTTTACCGTTTCGGTCGATCCGTGCTGTTGAACTGCGGCTATTCGACCGGATCTGGCTCTGTAAAATCCTGCCGTCGCACTGTCTCCGTTCGCATCAATGACTTTTAATTCTTTAACCAGCCGGCTGAGCATTTTTCGACGGTTGTGCGTTCTCTTTTTGTGCCTGTCTTTATAAGGAACACCATCAAGGCCACGTTGTTCGCGTACACGGCGCTTGCTGTTCTGAATAACTTTTTTGGCGACACGGGCAGCAAGCCGCTGTCGACGGGCTGGGGCTAGTAGCAATATGCCCATCTGTCGCCTTAATTCTATTTGGCCTTCTACATCGACCCGGACGCTTTGGCTCATGTGGCTACATCGCCCGATTCCGCGTAGTCGATCTCAGGATCGGCGACTTTGTACTTTTTGCCTTTCAGCAGGATCGTGCCGTCGGCGTCTTCAATGCCGTAAACGTCCTGCTCGAATTTAATCTGCACTTCAATGTTGGCTGTGTCGTTGTCCAGCACGTCGACATTGGTTTCAGGTTGCGGTATTTGCTCAGTGCCGTTGCCGTTTTCCAGCAAATAGGCGCAAATCTGTCCGAACAGTTCCTCGACCGGATGCTCGCTGAACGGGTAGTCGTCAATAAAAAACAGACCCGTATAGGTTTGCCGGTACAACACGATGCCGGGCGCATTGGCGGCGGTCGGCAGCGTTACTGTCCGGCCGGACGGGATGATCTTGGGCTCATCAGCCACGCTTTCGATGTTCTCTGCCGCAACCAGGTCAAGATTGATCAGCAGCGTGGTCAGTTCGGTCAGTTGTCTCATAGCAGCACCGCCAGGGCATTGGCATTGCTCAGCACCAGCTCGGCCGGTAAAAACCGCCGGAAAAATTCAGCAATGGCCGCCTGGCTTTCGTCCAGCCAGTAGGTTTCCATGTCGTCGCCTTCTTTGGCCTGGTTCTCTGCTTGCGGCCTGCGGTTGATCGCTGCAAACTGCATCAGCAGACCGGCCTTGGCACGGGCATAGACCGCGTGCTTGTAAAGCTCTTCCAGCACCTGCTTGCCGTTTAAAGCTTCAGGATGCGCCGTGGTGTAAGCCG